TAATTTTTTAGCATAAGTTTTTTTAATTAAATAACTTCCTGCAGACCAATTTATATCCCAATTTCTATGATTCAATTTCATATCACTTTCTTGAATCTCTGATTTAATTAATGATAATTGAATTACATTCCAATCTTTTGGTAATTCTTTAGCAAATTCTTGCCAATTGAAATTCCAATAATTTATAGATTCTATTGCCATATCATCTTCAAAAAAGATTGCATAATCAGAATCTGAATTATAATACCACTCTGATATTGCTTTTAAATGGGAAATTGTAGCAGCAATTGCACCAGAATCCATAGACTCAAAATGAAGACCATCAACAATATCGGGTTTATTCCTATAATCTTCTTTCCTACCATCATATGCTTCAATCATTTTTACATTTTCAATTCCATTTAAAATAAATTGATTTTCAAATGATTGTTGTCTGTCGGTAGAATCACTTAAAGAAATATAATAAACTGGGGGAAAATTTATTAATTTTTCGTTCATTACCAATCCTCCGTATCAAAGAAGAACATTTGCCATAGTCTTGCATTTTCCTTATTAGTTCCAAAGTATTCTGAAGCAGAATGAATACAACTTGCATCAAAAATTACAAGACGATTATATACATTTCCAAATACATCTACAGGTTCAAATGGTGTTCTGTCTAAATGACAATCTCCTGGGGTATTAGCCCAATATTCATCCCATCCTTGGTCATAATAAGTTCTTGCTCTATTTTTCTTATCAGCATATAATGTAGTTCCACATTGAAATGGAGCATTGGGTGTGAGATAAATCATACCTCCCCATCTTTGACTATCACAGTGATAGACTAATCTTTCCCCAGACCAACAGATTTGGAATCTTCCATTCATTCCGTGTTCTTCCCACTTTGTGATTTTTTTACCCATCACAGATTCAAATGCTTCTTTTAATCCGGGAAATAAAAATTGATTAAATGTTCTTCTTCCAACAAATCCAGTAATTACACTTTCATCTCCAAATTCTTGTTCCAAAGCAAATTTACGAATCTCATCAGGGTTATTATAAAAATTATCTACAATCCAAGAAGTTGATTTTTTATATTCATTAATAGAAAAACAAGATTTATCTTTTTTTTGTTTAAAAGTTAGTCGTTCTTCATAATCTTTTAGTAAAAAATTATTTGATTCTTCTGATATGAGATTAAAATTATTCTTTTGCATAAAATCTACAATTTCTTCTTTAGAACTTGAATTTTTATACAAAGGTTTAATCTGAACTTCCAACTCTATAGTATCAACTTTATCAATCATTTTACCAAGAGATTTAATTACATTTAAATCATTTCCTTGTGTATCTATTTTGAGAAAATCTATATGTTCAATGCAATTTTCTTGCATAAAAGTATCAATCCTTTTCGTTTGGACATCAATTATTGATACGATATTATCAAAACCTGGATCAAACTCTTGACATTTTTTTGCAAATTCTCCTTCTTTATCAATTTCTAAAAATGAAGAATAACCATAATTGTCATGATACTTTAGAGATTTTACTCCATCTTCATCAGATATTGCCATCTCATAAAATTCAATTCTTGGATCATTTTTATGATTTTCAACAAGAATATTAAATACATAAGGAGCTGGTTCAAATGCATAGATTTTATCAAACCCATCAAATTTAGAGATTGTTTCACCAACACATGCTCCAACATCAAAACCTATTTTTTTTCTTATTGTATTTGGTTCCACGACTTCTTCATTATTACTGACCTTTAAATCTTTATTTTCAAGAGTATATTTTTCTAAAATTGCATTATCAACGTTTATTACTTCCTTGGAGTATTTTGCACTTTCTTGCTTAAAAAAAGTAAATAATTTTTCATTAACAAGATTTTTATAATTATCATTCATCACATTCCAATAATCATTCTTAAGAGATTGAAAAAGTTTTTTACTTTCTTCTCCTCGTCCCCACCACCAGGAGGCAAGTGCTTTTTGGTAAATAAGTGCATACTTTCCTTGATATTCTGGCAAATCTATTGATTCGACCTCATTTTCATAACATTTCAATCCAAAGTCTGCATACAAATAACATTGGTCCCATTCTTCTTTTCTTTCATAAAACAAAGAAAGAAAATAGTATGCCTCTGGTCTTTCTGTCAGAAAAGATAAAGCAGCATGAATTAATAATTTTTCAGTTGCATCTCGTTTTCCTTGACTTTTATAGCAAACGGAAGAACGAAGAAGTGAAGTATATGCAAAATTTTTATTCTCTGTCCTTTCTGCTGCTCTAAAATAATAAACGTGTGCTGATGCGGTATGATTTTGCTTCTCATACCACTGAGCTAGTTTATAATTTTTTTCAGGATTTTCTGTATCCAAACAAAAATCAATTAGTTCATTCATTGATAAAATCCTCCAGAAAAGACTCAGAAATTTTTAAAATATATGCAGCATTATCTGATGCACCAAATGTAATTAGGTAATCATTTTTATATTTTGTCAAACCACAACAAAATTCTATTTTCATGTTTAAGAAAGAAAATAATTTAGAAAATTTTTGTTCTGTAAAATCATGATTCCAATATACAAATCTATGCCTATATGTTCCGTTCTTCCTACCTTGAACCGAATCATATAAATCAGTTTCGTGAATTATCGTTAAATATCCATCTTTGTATTTAATAACTTGAGAACCACCTCTCATATCATTATATCCAGGAACATAAGAAGTAGTTTCTTGGACTATTGTTTCACCTCCATTTGGGTCAAATTTCATAATACAAGTTGGATTCGTCCACTTAATTAAATGAAATGGTTTTCCTTCTATTGGAGTGCAATTTTTCATACAATATTCATCGTCTGGTGGTGGTCCTGGAATTCGGTATCTTGATACCTCCCTTACAGATTCATCATCAAATTCAAGTTCGCACATTTCCATTCTCCCAACACCATTAGGTGTTGTGTCTCTTCTGACACCACATAAGTAAATTTTATCTTCCCAATTTACCAAACGACCATCTTCAAGACCAACAAATTCCCAAAGTTCTTGATCTGGAAATTTGGAAGTATCTATTTTTGAATAGTATTCTACATTTAAATCATCATCTAGTTGTGCAATATAATTCCAAGTTCTAAGATGCATATCATCTTCAGGGTGAACATATGTTAAGGGACCCCAGATATGCTCAAACCTATCCAATTCCGAATGATATAAAGTATAATTAACATTTCTAATATTAACTATTATTTTTTCATTTAAAATTAAAATAGAAGGATTATTTAAAGAAGGACCAGTAAAATCCTTTGAATCAAATATTAAAGGTTTTATTATTCCACCATTTTCTAGTGCGAGTTTAACAAAATTATTCATAAACTATCAAAATAAATATGAAATATATGACTATTTAACATAGATAAAATGAGTGAATTTTTAAGAAAGGGTTGGTATTATATACCAGATATAATTACAAAAGAAGAAGCAATACAGATTAAATATCAAAATTTAATGGGTGCTATAAATGATTTAGGTGGATTAAAAACTCACTTTGACCCAGAAAGAGGAAATGTATTAACTTGTTATGCACCACCTGCTTGTGCTTTTGTTATGAAAAGAATTCAACCAACATTAGAACAATTAGTTGGTGAAGAACTTATACCATCATACTGGTTTTCTACAACATATCACAATAAAGGATGGATGAATTGCCATACCGACCGTCCTTCCTGTGAAATATCAGTCACAATGAATATCTGTGGTGATGCTGCTTGGCCAATTAAACTTAAAGATTTAGAAGGCAACAAACAATCAGTTGTAACTCCTGTTGGTTGTGGCCTTGCCTATCTTGGAATGACCGTTCCTCATTGGAGAAGTCCTATGAGAACTCACAAGAATGATCGTTTTATGCAACTCTTTCTACACTTTGTGCGAAAAAATGGTCCTTGTGCTGAGTATGCGTATGATAAAAATCAAAAATGTTATGACCTACTCAATGGATCTTGAATCATAAAAATAGATCTAACCTCATCAAATCTATTATAAAGTTCTTGAATTTCTGTATGATTTTGAAGTTCAGTTGGAAGAGTTGGAAAACTTGTTGGGAATGTACTTGAGTTTGGCAAATCTCTTAAAGTTTGTCTCCAAGTTTTAAATTCTGCTGAAAGGGTTTCTTGCTCTAAGGATTTAATTGCCATCCAATCAGTAATTTCAAGTATTTTATCACGAATTTCTCTTAAAATGTCATATCTTTTTTCTTGCTGACGATTATCAAATTCTTCAATTTCAGTATCCCATTCTTGTTGAGTGATAATTTTAAGACCTTCACCTTCAGTTTCTTGAATAATGTATGATTCTTGGTAGACAACATCATAAACAGTTTCTGTTCTTGTTTCTTCGGTTGATTCTAAACCAGGACGATTAGGAACTTCAACTTGTTTTTCCGTGAAACTAACTACTGTGATATTTGAATTGTTTTGATATTCAGTTAATTGCTCTTGAGAAACTGTAACCTCATATTCAAAATACTCAGGAATAGTGGATAAACAATATTGTATATTATCTTCAGTAAATAAATTATACTTAACCTCCAACCCCTTAATATTGGGCATCATTAAACCATAAGGTGTATCTGTTGCCCATCCACCAGTATCACGATTAATCCAATAGTGCTTAAGAAGTTGAGACATCTTTAATAAACCTCTATGTTATATTTATCGGCAATCTCTTTGTCCATCTCATCTTTTGTTTTAAATCCTTTGACTCTCATCCAAGTTACAAGAGTATAACGATTTCCAGAAGTTACAGGTTCTACCATATGTGTATACCACCTTGAGGATGGAAAGCAAACAAGAAGACCTGGTTCTGGTTTAATTTTAATTCTTAAATCTGGAAAAGAAAAATATCCACCTTCAAAGTCATCATTTAGAAAAAGAACAGTAGACACATCACGGTCTATTGTCTTCTTCCAAACCTGAGTTCCATCTGGATTTGTCCATAAACCTTCGGCATCATTGTGAGGTTTATAGTGTCCTCCTGGTTCATAGCAAAGTAGTTGTGGTTCTTCACTATCTCTCACTTCAAATCCATAAAAAGGATTGATTACATTTTTTACCACATTATCAAGTAACTCTTTGACTTGTGGAAAAACTGGAAGTAAATCGGCACACTTTACATTTCTTGCCGATAAGTCAATTTTTGATTGTCTTTCTCTAGTCTTATCACTATTTTCAGCATCAAAAACGGACATTTGTTCTTTATGAGATTTTCTCATATGATCCGTTAAAAACTTCAACCCTTCTGGTGTAACGACTTTAGGTTGAATCAAAACATTCGCAAGAATATCATTCATAGTAGAATACTGTAGATATTTTTATTTAGTTTGAGTTCGAAAGTGTTGCTGAATTACTTCTTGCTGTTGGTAAATTATTTGCCGCATTACCCACCGTTTCATTAGAAAAATCAAGTCTTGATATTGTATTAACAAGAGAGAAAGAACCAGAATAT